CTATTCCCTTCCCCGTAACCCGCCCCCCATTTTTTACATCCCAAACAATCTACCAACTTATTCGTAACTTAAAAAATTCCCCGGCCTATTTTTGTAGGCCAAGTACATATACAATATCCCGGCTGGTTAAGCGCATAGGGTTTGGAGACACTTCCAAGCACCGCGTCGGATCGGGGGTTCCCGGTCGCCAGCATTCATGCTACATTCGCCCCATGCACAACTCAATCTCAGCAGACCAGCTTCTGCGAGAACTCGCGTTGGCCGTGGCCCGGAACAATGTAGGCGCTCTGCGCCCAGTCTCCGAGGTGATTGCCAGTGAAGGTTTGACCCAAGCTGAGTACGATGCCATTTCAACCAATCCGCAGTTTCAGCGGTACGTAGACGCGTACACAGTTGAGCTCAAGGACAACGGCTTCTCCATCCAAGCCAAGTCACGCCTGTTGGTGGAAGACCTGTTGCCGACCATGTACCACTTGGTCAGGGACGTTGAAGCTCCAGCAGCTGCACGGGTCAAGGCTTTTGAGAACTTCATCGAGCTCGCTGGTGCAAAACCGAACAAGGCCGTGGAAGCAACTGCAGGGCCGGGGTTCAGCATCACCATCAACGTGCCCGGTGGGCTCGTGACCACCTCGTCGAAAACACTCAACGCAAGCGACATTACAGAAGTGCCGACCATCACGCTACCAGTAGCGAAAAAGCGAGCACCCACTAACATTTTGTTCGATGAGCCGGACAGTTACGAGTATGCTGGAGACGACTACTTATGAGCACGCTGCAGTTTTCTCCTGTGCCGAGTCTGGTGCCGTTCTTCCTGTCAGAGAAATTCTTGTCACTGGTATGTGGCCCAGTAGGTTCGACAAAAACAACCGCTGGTATTGTCAAAATCCTGTACCACGCCAAAAAAATGGCCCCGAGCAGGGACGGTATCCGCAGAAGTCGCTGTGTTTGGGTGCGGAACACCCGAGAGCAGTTGCGAGACACGTCGATCCCTGACTTTTTGAAGTGGTTTCCAGACGGTTTGGCGGGCTCGTTCCTCAAGTCCGAGTACAAATTCTTCCTGAAGCTCGACGATGTTGAGTGCGAAGTGCTGTTCCGGGGCTTGGATGACTCCAACGACGTGCGACGATTGCTGTCTCTGCAGGCCAGTTTTGCTGTGCTGGACGAGTTTCGAGAGATTAACAAGGACGTTTTTGAAGCGTTGCAAGGTCGTCTGGGCCGCTACCCTGACGGAATGATGGTGCCGCATCGCCCTGAGTGGGGCCTTGACAGCAAGGGCAATCCCATACAGGGATGCGTGACTGACGACGGACAGCCCAACAGCCACTTGTGGGGGATGAGTAACCCGCCAGATATGGACTCGTTCTGGGAAGGGTTGCTGGCCAGCCCGCCGGACAACATGCACGTCACCATCCAGCCATCGGGCTTGAGCTCTGAGGCGGACTGGATACAGCTGCTGCCGTCTGGGTATTACGACAACTTGGCCAAGGGCAAGACACAGGAGTACATCGACGTCTACATCCACGCCAAGTTCGGCAAGAGCCTTGCAGGGCAGCCGGTGTTCCGCAGTTTCGACAGTTCGTACCACGTGGCCAATAACCCGCTCAACCCCATATTGAACGGGATGAGACCTGTGCTGATCGGCATGGACTTCGGGTTGAACCCCAGCGCGGTCATTGGCCAGATAGACGCGCTCGGGCGCTTGCTGGTGTTTCGCTCACTGACCGCAGACGGCATGGGCCTGCTCAGGTTTCTGCGCACCATACTCAAGCCAGAGCTGGCTCAGAGTTTTCCCAGCGCTCCCATACTGGTCATTGGAGACCCGGCGGGAACAGCCCGGGCGCAGACGGACGAGAAGACCGTGTACGACATCCTTGAGCAAGAAGGATTGCTGGCTAAGCCTGCGTACACCAACAGCATCATCGCACGGATCACTGCCGTGGAGCAGTTCCTCAACAGGCAGGTGGACACCGGCCCCGGGGTTCTCATCGACCCCAGCTGCAGGCCGCTCATCAACGCACTGCGAGGCAAGTACCGCTACAAGGTCAAGAACAACGGCGAGACGGACGACACGCCGGACAAAAATGAGGCATCACACATCGCCGATGCCATGCAGTACCTGTGCCTGCACGCAGACGCGCAGCAGGGGGGTAGGATGTCCAGAAACAAGGCTCGGGCGATCGAGAGTGTGTCCATGGAAGCATGGACTTGAGGCTGCTATAGACAGAAACCCGGGGAGGTGTAGAATCCCGGCAGGACTACTCTACCACCCACACCTCCACGCATATGGCCGGACTCGTCGTAATCAAATCGAATTCGCAGTTGGATGCGGAGGCTGCAGCGAAAGATTCTGCGAACGCCGCCATACTGCGCCAGCAAATTCCAATCCTCACAGGGTTGGCCAAACATGTTCGCAATTGCTGGGAAGCGGCTCGCGATGCCAAGCAACCCATCGAGCGCAAAATGCTCAAGGCCCTGCGCCAGCGCACGGGTGAGTATGAGCCGGAGAAACTCAACGAGATTCGCAAATCGGGCGGCTCCGAGATTTTCATGATGCTCACAGAGACCAAGTGCCGTGGCGCTGAGTCGTGGTTGCGGGATATTTTGCTTGATGAAGGCATGATCCCGTTCGACTTGAAGCCTACACCCATGCCCGACGTGCCGCCTGACTATGAGCAGAAGGTCACAGCACTGGTGGGCGAGCAGGTCATCAAGGCGATTCAGAGTAGCCAGCAGCTCAGCCCACTCATGATGGAGACATTCAAGGAGCAGGCTCGCGAAGACATCCGTGTTGCGTTGATGGAGGATTCCGTCGATCGCGCAGAGCGTATGAAGCGCCAGATTCAGGACCAGTTTGCTGAAGGCGGCATGGTGGATGGCTTCAACGCGTTCATCAGCGACTTGTCAACGTACCCAGCAGCGATTTTGAAAGGCCCAACGGTCCGCCGCAGCCGCCAGTTGGAGTGGGTACAGGCACCAGATGGCTCATACAGCCCACAAGTTCAAGAGAAGTTAGTACCTACTTACAGCCGTGTTGACCCCTACAGGTTCTACCCAGAGCCGGGTCTGACACGTCTGGATGAGGGCTACGCTATCGAGCACCACCGCCTGACGAAGTCTGACCTGTCGGAGCTGATCGGTGTCCCGGGTTACGACGACGGTGCGATCCGTGCGGTTCTCGACGAAGGCAGCAACAACGAGTGGATGTGGTCCGCCGAGTTGATGAAAGCTGAGTTGGAAAACAAGTTCAACGTCTGGCGTTCGGACAGCAACAAGTTCGACGCGATCGAGTTCTGGGGCCCCGTGAGTGGACAAGATTTGATCGACTGGGGTCTGAGCGCTGAAGAAGTGCCTGACACAGCCCGCATGTACGACGCCTGCGTCTGGTTGATCGGCCACTGGGTCATCAAAGCCACACTGAACTACGACCCGCTGGGCGACAAACCATACCGCATGACGTCGGCTGTCAAGCGCCCCGGCGCACTGTGGGGCGTGAGCTACCCTGAGCTGATCGAAGACGTGCAGGCCATGTGCAACGCCGCTGCTCGCGCACTGGCGAACAATATGGGCCTTGCGTCCGGCCCACAGGTGGAGATCAGCGTCGATCGACTGGCCGAAGGCGAGAAGGTCACACGCGTGTTCCCGTGGAAAGTGTGGCAGACCGTGTCTGATCCGATGGGTTCTGGCCAACCTGCTGTACGCTTTAACCAGCCTGACGACCGCAGTGGTCCGCTGTTGGCCGTGTATGGGCAGTTCGCTCGCATGGCAGATGAGCAGTCCGGCATTCCGGCTTATGTCTACGGCGACGGTCAGGTGGGCGGCGCAGGTCGCACAGCCTCTGGTTTGTCGATGCTCATGGGCTCTGCTGGTAAGGGCATCCGCCAGACCATCATGCACATTGACTTTGACGTGATCGGCCCTCTGGTCACAGCGCAGTACAACTGGAACATGCAGTACATTGACGACGCGGCGCTTAAAGGCGACTGCGAGATCATCCCACGTGGCGCGGTTACACTGGCCAACCGGGAGCAGCTCAACGTCCGTCGTGTCGAGTTCCTGCAGGCAACAGCCAACCCCATCGACTCGCAGATTGTGGGCCCAACAGGTCGCGCAGCCATCCTGCGGGAAGTGGCAAAGGGTCTGGCCATGCCAGTGGACGACATCGTGCCGACCAACGAGCAGATCGAGGTCAACCAAGAGATGCAGCGCCAGCAGCAGATGATGCAGCAGGCTGCACAGCAGGCCCCCCAAGAGGTGGTGGTTCGCGAAACCGGCCCGGGTGGTGCACCCATGGGCGGCGAAGGAGCCAACATAGTGTCCAATCAAATCACAGGTAACGGAGGCGCTTGATGGCGTGCAGACCCGGACTTTGCGTCAGCTACAAAGCTGAGGCCCTACGTGGCGTTCATGGCGGGAATGACCGCTACATGATTGCTTTGTTCACCGACAAGGCGAAACTCGACGAGTTCACCACAGAGTACACCGCGTACGGCGAAGTCGCTGGCCCGGGGTATACCGCTGGTGGTAAGCAACTTGATGGCTTCAGTGTCACGGAAGACGGCACAGCTGTCGTGATTTCTTTCACCGATGCGCATTGGGATCGTGTGTCCATCAGCAACGTAGTTGGTGGGCTGATTTACAATACCTCTAAGCAAGGTAAAGCTCTTGGCGTTGTGGCACTTGAGCAGGCTACTTCGGCAACGAACGGCGCGTTTGACCTGTACTTCCCTCCGGCTACGGCCTCTGAGGGTCTGTTCGTAATCGACTGAAGGAAACATCATGGCTGTCAACTACACTACTGCTGTAAAAAACGCACGACTCGAAGCAGTTGTCACCCAGATCGGCTCTGGCGGCAAGTTGGAAATCGGCACTGCTGGTATGGCCACCGTGTTGGCTACGTTTACGCTGGAGTCCGTGGCTGGCACCGCCTCTGGTGGTGTTTTGACGTTCTCGAACTTCCCCAAACAGGACGCTGCTGACGCCACTGGCGTAGCTGCTGCGGCTCGCATCCGCAAGAGCGACAACACAGACATCGTGACCGGTTTGACTGTTGGTATGTCGGCGGCTGATGTCATATTGGACAACACCAACATCACGACTACTCAGACAGTCATCATCCAGAGCGCTGCAATCACTCACGCGTGATCTTCAGCCTAACCGCGAGTAGGCTATGGCTGTAGACGGACTCAACACAGGCTCCCTATCGGAGCAGCTTGTCGGTGCGCAAATCGTAGCCACCGCAGGGAATGGGTACGTCGCAGCCGAGCTCGCGGCTACAGAGAGTGTTGATACGTTCGCTGGTGTTGGCGACGTAGTTGTCTCAGGCGCACTGAGCGTCTCCGAGATAGGCAGCGACACGTTCGCTGGCACCGGTGATGTAGTTATCTCGGGCACACTGAACGTCTCCGAGGTTGGTAACGATACGTTCGCCGGCGTAGGCGTAGCCGTTGTGACTGGCGTGTTGGCCGTGTCTGAAGCCGGTCAAGATGTTTTCTCAGGCGCTGGTGTCGTCGAGGTATATGCGGTATTTTCCGCCACTGAAGGCGCGAGTGACACAGCGGCAGTATCCGGGGCAGTGCAGGTCGCTGGTGCACTTGCAACGTCTGAAGCCATTGACACTATCTACGTCCTTGGCGACGTGTTGATTCATGGCTACGAGAACGCGTCTGAAGGTGCAGACACAGGTGCAGGACAAGGCGCTGTGCTGGTGGAAGGCGACATGGCCACCACCGATGGAGCAGATACTCTCGTGGGGTCTGGCGTTGTCCATATCACCGGTGCGCTGTCAACTTCAGAGACTGGGCTTGATACATTTGCGGCGGCTGGCGTTGTCGAAAATATTGGGCAGAAACAAGAGCGTAGGCCACGCCGCTTGACCGTTCGCGGCATCGTGGATGCAAAGGTGTTCTGCCATGGTGGTACAGCCAAGACCAGCGCGAACTCTCCAGCGCTGGTAGTTATCAACCCTGCGAATACCATTGTCGAGTATGACGGCTGGGCCCGCGTGTCTGGTAGCAAAGTCAAGACAACTTCGCAGTATATCGGCTACGGCTGTGGCGGGTCGAGTGTGGCCAAACGCACACAAGCTGTTACGACTGTACATGTGGCAACGGCTGTCGGTGTGGCGGTCACTGCTGTTCTAGGCCGGGTGTCGTACAAGCAGGCTCTGTCAGAGAACAGCACTGCGAAAGTGTACGGCGGGCGCAGCGTTGTGATGCTTGGCACCGTCGACGCAGGGGCTCAAAGCACGGCACGCCCACGCGGTAGCTTCAGTGTCACAGATGCGCATTTCTGCGCTGCACGCGGAGAACGCAGGCTCCCGCCAAGCCATGTTGTGGCTATTGCTGCACACGGAAGATTACGCAGGCGTGTTGACACGCGCTAACGATGATGTATAGTGTGCACTCACATACGAATGTGTTTTAACCATGCGCTTTACCTTTTCAGACGACGAGCAGAACCTGTGCAAGCAGGTTGGCAAGCACTTCCCGGGTTTTATCGACCTGTTGGAACGCTTGCGCTCTGCCGAACTGGAACAGATGGCGCAAGGTACCCCTGAGCACTTCAGCACCTTTAAAGGCCGGGTGCAGGCACTGACCGAACTTCGGCAGGTCATACGGTCTTGATTCCTTAGCAGAAAGCAAGGTACAAAATGGCATTACCATCCCAACTCCAGAAGCAGATCGACGACGCAAAAGTCATCGCAGACCAGCTGTACACGCCAAAGGCCGAAACGCCCGCAGGCGAAGCTGAACCCAGCGAATCGGTAGCAGTTGAGACTCCCACAGAGACTCCAGCTACTGAGACCAGAGCAGAGCCGACCACTACTGCAGTTGCAACCCCTGTTGAATCATCGGCCACCTCGGCTGAGGATGAGAACGGACCCACATACGCCCAACGCTGGCGCTCGCTGCAAGGCACATTCAACGCGCAAAAACGCAGTTTGGATGAAACCGCGCAACGTCTCGCCAACATGGAGCAATTGGTCGCCCAGATGCAGGCTGCACCCCAGCCCGCAGCGCAAAGCAGCCGCCCAGCCCACGTGACAGACAAAGACGTCTCCGAGTATGGTTCTGACATGGTCGAGTTCGCTCGCCGTGTTTCCCGTGAAGAGATGGCCCCTCTGGCACAAGCTGTACAAGCACTGCTTGGCCGCATAGACCAACTGCAAGGTGTAGTGCCTGTTGTTCGCCAAGTTGCAGACAATCAGGCCAAGACAGCTCATGAGAAATTCTACGAGCAGCTTGGTGGCCGCGTACCTGATTGGCAGAAGATCAATGAGCAGCCTCGTTTCCACGACTGGTTGTTGTCTGAAGACCCTCTCTCGGGCCTACAGCGTCAAACTCTTCTGACCGATGCACATACGAACCTCAACCTCGAACGTGTCGTGAACTTTTTTGAGCAGTGGAAGCGCGAGGCTGGCGTTGCAAACGTCCCAGCACCGAGCACAACCCCATCACCCCAGCAAGCGAGTAACGTCTCAAAGTTGGAACGGCAGATCGCACCCGGTCGCGCAAGCGCAGGTTCGGCTCCTCCAGCAGCGACAGCAAAGAAACAGTGGGCTCGTACAGAGATCGCGAAGTTCTACGCTGACAAGATGAATGGTCGCTATAAAGGTCGTGAGGCTGAAGCCCGTACGTTGGAGAACGACATCTTTTTGGCCCAGCGCGAAGGACGAGTAGTCCAGAGCGCAGCTTAATCAACTTTTTGTTTTGGAGTAAGATATGACCTATCCAGTCGCCCCCGGTTCCGCTAACTACAGCGGCAACTTCATCCCCGAAATCTGGTCAGCTAAGCTGATCGAAAACTTCTACGACGCCACCGTCTTGGCCGCGATCTCGAACACCGACTATGAAGGTGAGATCAAGTCCATGGGTGACACCGTGAATATCCGCACCAGCCCTGAGCTGACAATCCGCCCATACCAAAAAGGTATGACGCTGACTGTTGAGCGTCCTGACAAGCCAAAAATCCAGTTGTTGATCGACCAAGGCGAATACTTCGCTGCCATCGAAGACGACGTGGACAAGGTTCAGGCCGACATCAATTTGATGGACACATGGTCGAAGGACGCATCTGAGAAGATGAAAATCCGCATCGACGCCAACGTCCTGACCGGCATGCTGCCTGACATCTCCGCCTTGAACCGTGGTGCTACCGCTGGTCGCATCTCTGGCAACATCAACTTGGGCGCTACCGGTTCCGCTTTGGCTTTGACCAAAGACGGCGCTTCCAGCACCAAGTCTGTTACCGAGTTCATCGTGGACTTGGGCACTGTGTTGGACGAGGCAAACTGCCCTGACAGCGATCGCTTCTTGGTGATCCCTGCTTGGATGGCTGGCCTGATCAAGAAGTCTGACCTGAAGGATGCTTCGCTGACTGGCGACGCTACCTCCATCCTGCGCAATGGCCGTCTGGGCATGATCGACCGTTTCACTCTGTATGTGTCGCACAACCTGAACAGCGTTGTTGACGGCGGCAACAAGTGCTTCAACGTGGTTGCTGGTACCAAGCAAGGCTTGACTTTCGCTTCGCAGATGACCGAAATGGAAAGCCTGCGTGCTGAGTCCACCTTCGGCAACATCATCCGTGGCCTGCAAGTCTACGGCTACAAGACCGTCAAGCCTGAAGCTCTGGCTGTCGGCTACGTCCGTCAAGGCTGATGAACTCCCCCGGGGTAACACCCGGGGGGTCGCAAACTCAAATCTGGAGAAATTGAAATGGCTGCTAAAACTATTGCTAACCTGCGCACTGCAGGTCTCGCCCCCGCTTCCACTGACTGCGCCAGCTTTCCCGGCGAAGTGATCATGGACTTTGAACTGGATGGCTCCAAACTGGCTGTTGCCGCCGCTGACACTGTGGATTTCTTTGAAATCCCAGCATACGCTGGTTTCATCGTCACTGCTGCGTCCGTCACCGTGGTTCGCCCCGGTACTGCCACTGGCACCATGGACATTCAAGTCGGCGGTGCCGACGTGACTGGTCTGACTGCTTGGGCTACTGACGCCGCTGCGGGCACACAACTCGTTAAGTTGGCTACTGCTGCCAATACTGTGGTCAACACCACAACTGCTTCGTACGTCCGCGTGCAGCAAAATACCGTTGCGCTGGGTTCGGGCCGCGTCCGTGTCCGCGTGTTCGGTAAGGTAGTGTCTGCTGCGTCTGCCCAAGTCTAATAAGCTAGGTTGACGTAGAATCAGGGGGAGCTTATGCTCCCCCTATTTACATGGAGATCACAATGTCTGACCGCATGCTACGCCACATTCCCTCTGGTACGTTGTATATCTGGCAACCAGCCTACGCCCAGCGCAAAGACTTTGAAGAAGTTGTCGAGGAAGTCGTCGAAGAGGCTCCTGCTGAAGTGGCTGAGCCTGCCAAACCACGCGCACGTCGTGTCAAGGCACTGGACCCACAGCCTATTGTTGAGGCAGAAGTTGTCATCGTCGAGGAAGAGCGCATCCAAGAAGATGCCTCTCGTGACCTGCCATGAGCTTTACCGCTGCTGACGTCGTATTGGAAGCGCGGGAGATGCTGTTGGACGAGACAGCCCCGTACCGATACAGCGACGATTTCATCGTCCGCAAGGTCAATCAGGTGCTGCGCCGCATGGTGATAGTACGCCCTGACTTGTTTTCGGCTGTATCGCCTGTGACGTGTGTGGCGGGTACTTTGCAGGCTTGCCCTGCGGACTCAGTCCGCCTCATGGATGTCGCGCTCAACAGCGCAAACAGGGCGGTCAAAGAGATCAACCAAGAGGTATTGGACCTCATGTTCCCCGGGTGGGGTGATGAGGCCGGCGGCCCAGCTACAAACTGGATGCGTTACCCACGTGACCCCAACAGGTTCTACATCTACCCGCCTGCGGCAGGTGGTGAGACACTCATGATCGTCTATGCAAAGAGCGCACCGACATACGTGTTGGGCGACACTATTGCCTTGCAGGACGCCTACTTCCCTGTGCTCTTAGACGGCGTTTGCTGGCTTATGGAGTCCATGGATGCTGAGCACGTTGAGTCCAGCCGGGCCAAGATGTTCAAAGACGCCTACGAAGGTGCCCTTGGCGCAGGTCTTACTGCCCGCAAGATCACTGACACTGAAGAGGCTGGTATGGCCAAGAATGAGGTCAAGTAATGCAAAAATTTGTCGAGACCATCACCGCCATGTCCAACGGGGTGCTTGTCCCTCTGGACAGCGCCACAGTAGCTGTCTATGCAGCAGGCACGCAGACGCTTGCCACGCTGTATTCTACGAACAGCACGAGCACCCCACGGGCTAACCCTCTGACATCGAGCGCCACAGGCCTTGTGTCGTTCTACGCTGCAGACGGTCGCTACGACATCCGTGTGGAGAAGGCTGGGTTTGGCACCGTGACGATCTCTGACGTTTTGCTCGAAGACCCAGCAGACGGCATCATCAAGGTGATCAGCGACGCGACCATCACGGCGTCGACTGTGGACAGCACGCCCATCGGGGCTACAGCAGCGTCCACAGGCCGGTTCACGTCAGTCAGAGTGGTCTCTGGGGCCACTGGCACCATCACACTTGGCGAAATGCGTCTGAACGCTACGGACAACACAGTGGATGTCGGCCTTGGCAACGGCGTCACAGGCCAGATGTTCAAAGAGCTGTTCATCGACGTCAAGAACAACTCAGCAGGCACTTATACCAACGGACAAGTTGTGGCGTTCACGGGTGTCAACGGTAGCAATCCCATCGTGGAACTGGCTGTGGCAGACGAGGCCTTCCAGCCTTTGTACACCGTTGGCGTGTTGACCAACGATATTCTCCCCGGCGCTACCGGCCAAGCGACGACTTTTGGCAAGGTGCGTGACGTCAACACCACTGGCTCCTCTGTTGGTGAGACATGGGCTGGCGGCGATATTCTGTATATCCACCCCTCGATCCCCGGGGCGATGACCAACGTCGAGCCTACAGCGCCTAACGTCGCTATCCCCGTTGCTGCGGTGATCACTGCAAACGCGATCACAGGTTTGATGCTGGTGCGGGCTTACCCCGGCAACCGGACGCACTACGGCGTGTTCTCCAGCACGGTCGATCAGACAGCAGCGGCCATAAATACTGCGTACGCTGTGCAGTTTGACACCACGGACGTGTCTAGTGGTGTGTCGGTTGATGAAACTGACGCCTCGCTGGTTGTGTGCAGCCGCGCTGGGCTCTACAACTTTCAATTCTCCGCACAGCTGGTAAAAAGTAGCAGCAGTGTTGGATACGTGTGGATTTGGCCTCGCTTGAACGGGGTCGACGTACCCAACTCGGCCTCCAAGGTGTCCATCGCAGGCAGTGGCTCAGAGACCATCCCGGCGTGGAATTTTGTGTTGTCCATGGCCGCAGCTGACGAGTTTCAGCTGATGTACGCAGTCAGTAGCACAGCGGTATCTTTTGACGCGGCAGCGGCTACGGCCTTTTGTCCGGCGACGCCTTCTGTTATCCTCACGGTTACGCAGATCAACAAGTAACGGGTACGTCACATGCCTATTGTCCTCAGCCCCGTCGTAAATACCAGTAGTACCATCGCGTTCGACGCCATGGGTGACTACCTGTCTGCGTTTTTGCCCGGCTGCCCTACGCCCACGATCTCGCGTACGGCCAAGAAGATTGTCACTGACCTGTGCCAGCGAGGCAAAGTTTGGCAAGAGGACTTGCCGCCACAGACGTTGGCCGTGAACCAGCTGAACTACGCGCCGTTATCTCCATTTCCATATGCAGTCTGCACTGACGTGACGGACGTCTACACAGTTGTGTCTGGCCAAAAGCGTGATCTGACACTAGAGAAGTACAGCGCTGTCAAGCATTATTTCCCAAACTGGCCTGACAATGAGTTTGGCGGTGCACAGTATTACACATCGCGGACTGTCGGGGAGATTCTTCTGGCTCCTGTACCAGACGTTGCCGGTACGCTGTACATGCGCGGGTATCTGCGCCCATCAGAAGACGCTACGGTGTGGGATGCAGACTTGTATGCTGAGTTCAGTCGCGTTGTCTTTCATGGCGTGCTGCAAGAGCTCATGTTCATGCCAAACCGCAGCTGGACCAATGAGAAACAGGCTATGGTTCACGGAAAGCAGTGGACCTTCCTGCTTTCATCCGCACGCATAAGGGCCACAAAAGCCTACAATGTGGAAGATACAGCCGTTGAGATGCGGCCCTTTGCTTAAGGCAGAACATGAACGACATTCTCTTTACCAATTTTGCGTCCTCACAGCTGTCTGTGGGCATCAACGCGTCAGCAACAACCATCGTGTTGGAGCTTGGCCACGGAGCGCGGTTTCCGGCTCCTACGAGCGGTGATTACTTCTACGTGACGCTGGAGAACGCATCGCTGGTGCGGGAGATCGTGAAAGTCACGGCTCGTACGTCTGACACGCTGACGGTTGTTCGCGCACAGGATGGTACTACGGCTGCATCGTGGTTGGCTGGTGACACCGTGGCTTTGCGGCTGAACGCCGCTGCGATCAACACCATGATCAACAACGTGGTGCGCAAGACCAGTAGCACAGGTTCTGCGGTTCTTCCCGTGGGCACCACTGCGCAACGCGACGCCACGCCTGCAGCTGGTTATCTGCGCTTCAACGATGACCTTGACAAGCCAGAGGTGTACAACGGTACAGCATGGGGTTCCGTGGGCGGCGGTGCCACTGGCGGTGGGTCAGACGAAGTGTTTGTACAGAACAGCCAGAACGTGACTGTAAACTACACCATCCCAGCTACCAAGAACGCCATGAGTACCGGCCCGATCACAGTAGACTCGGGCGTTACAGTAACAATCTCCAGCGGATCACGCTGGGTGGTCCTTTAAGGGGTAAGACATGAGCATCGTTTTAGACGGCACAAACGGTATCACAACGCCGGACCTTGAGTCTGCTGGGCCGATCACAGGCACAACCGGAACATTCAGTGGTAACGTAACGCTTGGTTCTTCCGTGTTGGCAACGCCTACAGGTTCGGCTCCGTCTTATACCTGCCGAGCATGGGTGAACTTCAACGGCACTGGCACTGTGGCAATTCGTGCGAGTGGGAATGTGTCGAGCATTACGGATAACGGTGTGGGTGACTACACGGTGAACTTTACTACTGCGATGCCTGATACGAACTACGCAGTTATGGCTTCTTGTGGCACTACTGCGGGTGGTGGTGCCGTCAACCCATCCGTAACACCAAGAACGCAGCTACTGACAACAACTTCCGTTAGAGTAGTATTGAACGGGGCCAGTGGATCTACCCCCGATCTGGATACCGTTTCGGTGGCCATCTTCCGCTGAAAGAACACTATGAATCAAAGAATCATTTATCCAGCTGACGATGGTGGCGTGGCCGTCATCATTCCGGCTCCTGAGTGCGGCCTGACAGTCGAAGAGATTGCAGCCAAAGACGTGCCACAAGGCAAGGCGTTCAAGATTGTGGATGCTGCTGACATCCCCGAAGATCGCACATTCCGTAACGCATGGGAGTACGCATGAGCATCAACATCAACCTAAACAAAGCTAAAGACATTGTGCATGACATTCGCCGTGCCAAGCGCACTGCTGAGTTCGCACCGCTTGACATCAAGGCAACCATCCCAAGTGAAGCCACTGCTGCTGAAGCTGCCCGTCAAGCCGTGCGTGACAAGTACGCCGCCATTCAGGCTGACATTGACGCTGCACCCGGCGTGCCAGAACTGAAACTAATTGTGGAAGGACTCACCAATGTCTAAAGTAGCCCTCTCCGGCAACGCCAGCGGCACAGGCACGTTCACGATTGCCAGCCCGAACGGTAACACTGACCGTACACTGAATTTGCCAGACTCCAATGGCACGATCCTGACCACTGCAACAGCGGGCGTGCCTGTAAATGGCCCTGCGTTTAGTGCTTATCAAGCCTCGGCGCAATCGCTTTCTGCGGGTGCATATACAAAACTTGTGTTTGGCACAGAGGTTTTTGACACAAATGGTTGTTTTGATAATGCCACGAACTATCGTTTTACGCCAACAGTTGCGGGATATTATGTTTTGTCGGCAGGGTGTTACGTAAACGCAGCAGGTACAAAGTTGCTTCGGCTGTATAAGAACGGCACTGGTTTGTTTGAACTTGGTCGAAACGCTTCAAACACGGACACCGTGTTGTCGGGGTCAGCCACCGTTTACGCAAACGGCTCCACGGATTATTTCGAGATTTATGCTTTATCGACGGTAAGCGCGTTCGCAGGCGCTTCGGAATCGGAGTTGAAGTGGTTTACCGGATCAATGGTTCGGAGCGCAACATGACCTCACTATACGAACGCATCATCGCCCTGTACCCTGAACTCACAGACCGTGACTTCGTGACCGTCATCCGCCTCCAGAATGACTCTGATGGCAAAGGTGATTACATCAAAAGCTGGTCGCATCCCACTTTGGCACGACCAACACCTGAACAACTGGAGGCCCTGTGATGGCTGGAAACCTCGTCATCTCGCAAATCAACGGTGGCCCTATTGGGGTCATCAATGCCATCATCAACGGCAACTTTCAGGTCAACCAGCGCGGTGTATCTGGCACTGTGACTTTGGCTGCTGGTGCTTACGGCCATGACCGCTGGAAAGCTGGCGCATCGGGCTGCACCTACACGTTCGCCACAAGCAACAACGTCACCACACTAACCATTTCGGCAGGATCGTTGATTCAAGTGATTGAAGGCGTAAACCTGTACAGCGGCACATACGCGCTGTCGTGGACTGGTACTGCTCAGGGCAAGATTGGTGCTGGCTCTTACGCTGGCTCTGGGGTTACTGGCACTGCAACTGGTGGCACAAACTTGAACATTGAATTCAATACAGGCACTGTGTCACTGGTGCAGTTTGAACCCGGTGTGGAAGCATCCCCGTTTGAGCGCAGGGACTACGGGCGTGAGCTGATGATGTGTCAGCGGTATTTACCTGCATGGAGTGGCTCAGGGCCAATATCTTCAGGTTGGTGCGCTGGAAGCACGTTTGCTTTTGCTGAAATTGATTTGCCAGTTGCACCTCGCGTAGCGCCGACAGGAATCACAGTTTCAAACGCCTCACATTTTGGTGTGTATAACAGCGGGGCAGGTTTGGTGACATCTACAGCAGTGGTATTTAACCAAGGGTCTTTATCTTCCGCGCGTTTGAATGTAACGGTTGCATCAGGTCTTGTTGCTGGAAACGGTACGGGCTTTGCGGCACAAAACGCGAGTGCCCAACTTCTATTTAATGGATGTGAACTATGAGCGAACCAATTTGGAAATTAATGCCGATGCTGCCTATGCAGACAACTCAGGTCGTGTGGCGGGAGTGGCCTGATGGTAGACAAGAGTCATGCCTTGTGACCGCCACCGAGTACCTGAAATGGCTGGAAGAAGGCAACGTGCCCCTTCCCGCAGACGCTCAACCCGAGTAAAATCTGGCAACTTCTTAGTCGAGCATCTGACCATGACAGACACAACCACAGAAACGGCGGCAGCGATCGTAGCGAAAGCAGGCCCGCCAGCAACTGTATCCCTTGCGACTGTCATGGGCTACCAAGTCAGTGAACTGGTACTGTGGGCCACGCTGGTCTACACCATCTTGCTGATCTGTCAGAAGTTGTGGCAGATATACAAAGAAGCCCGACAGTGAAAGACTTTGCCGAGGCTCTCGTCGCGGCAGTTTTCATCGTTGGGCTTGTCATATGGACAACCAAGGTAGTGGTTGAGGTGCTATGGACCCGCTAACAGCTCTTGCAGCCGTATCTGCTGCCGTAAATCTGGTCAAGAAGGCCGTCAAGACTGTTGATGATGTCCGCAGCCTAGGCCCGGTGCTGGGTAAATACTTCGACGCCAAGGCTGATGCGGTCAAGGTGCTTGAGGAGTCCAACAAGGGCGGCTTCAAAGGCTCCAACATGGGAAAGGCTGTGGAGCTGGAGTTGGCCATCGAGAACGCCCGCCAGTTCGAGGAGCAGGTCAAACAGCTCTTCTTCCCCCACAACATGGACGTCTGGGAGAAGATCGTTAATCGCCGCGCTCAAATGGACGCAGACGATAAGGCCCAGCGTCGGCGGGCCGCTGACGCCTCCAAGCAAGCTCGCAAGAAGCGCAAAGAGGACTTTGAGTTGTGGACTGCCATCACGCTGGCCACCGTCGTCTTTGTGTTACTGATGTGGGTCGGGGTTGAGATCGTCTACTACTGTCGTGAATTTCAATGTGGGAGTAAATAATGAATGAACTACTCGCTCTTCTCAAGTCTGCAGCTCCTGCACTGGCTACTGTTGTTGCTGGCCCTCTGGGCGGCATGGCTGTTAAGGCAATTGCTGACAAAATGGGTGTTGCCGACACAGTTGAAGCAGTCACACAAGCCCTCCAAGCAGACCCGCAAGCGGCTGCGAAACTTGCGGAAATAGACTTGAAGCAGTTTGAGCTGGAGTCCAAGGACCGCGATAGCGCTCGTGACCGGGAAGTGGGGTTGGCTGCTGCTGGTGGCAGCAAGTTCGCTCAGATGGTCATGCCCATACTGGCTGTGGGCACTGTGGCACTGACATATGTGTTTGTTGGTATTTTGCTGTTCAAGATTGTGCCTACAGAGCAGCAGCAGCTCATCATCTTCGCACTGGGCTTTATGACCGCCAGCGCACAGCAAGTATTGTCATATTATTTCGGGTCTTCTAAATCTTCTCAAGACAAGACCGTCGCGCTCACGAAAGGTGGCAAATGAAAGCGAATTTTGACTCCGCGCTCAAGGCCGTTCTTCATCACGAAGGGGGTTATGTCAACCATCCATCCGATCCGGGCGGACGCACCAACCTTGGCGTGACACAGAAGGTCTGGGAGGAGTGGGTGGGCCACCCAGTGGACGAGAAACAGATGCGTGCGCTGACGCCTGAGGCCGTAGGCCCCATGTACAAGGCGAAGTACTGGGACAAGATCAAGGGTGACGAGCTGCCAACAGGGGTTGACTACGCTGTGTTCGATGCAGCTGTCAATTCTGGCCCGGGGCGTGCAGCCAAGTGGCTGCAATCTTGCGTGGGTGTTGAGCCTGACGGGGGCATTGGTCCGAAGACTTTGGCTGCTGTTGCTGCATTCGATCCCGCTGAGCTGGTTGAAGACTATGCCAAGCGTCGCCTATCGTTCTTGATGGACCTGCAGAACTGGGACACCTTTGGCAAGGGCTGGGGCCGCCGCGTAGCGGAAGTTCAGACAGTTGCTAGCTCGATGATCGCCTAAAAGTAAGCACCCACTAGCCAGCTCTGGCTGGTCAGCTTACAATGCAGGAACTCCCCAACGAAAGGAACTCATCATGAGCGCTTCTTCCCGCCCCGGCACCATGGATGCTTACAAGCCCCGCCGTACACCTGAGAATCCAGCTACCACTGCCAAGATCACTGAGGCCAAGCAAGAGGCGCAAGACGCCAAAGACCGCGCCAAGATCAGTGCCATGGGTTACAAGAACGGTGGCATGGTCAAGATGACCAAGAAAGCTACGCCCTACGTGTGCGGTGGCATGGTCAAGAAGTAAACGAGGGATAGGCTGTGGCCGGTGTCGCTCTAAAAATCCAGCGCTTCTTTGGGGAAGCGCCAAAGATCAGTCCTGAGCTGTTACCGGACACGGTAGCCCAGTACGCGTACAACCTCGACTTGTCGTCTGGGGACTTGCTGCCGTACCGCAGGGCTGAGGCAATTGCTACACTGGACAAGACTGGCGTAGTGCAGACCATCTATCCTCTGGTTGACCCCATCACTGGAGACAATAAGTGGCTGCACTGGATAACAGACGTTGACGTTGCTACGTCCCAAATCGAGGGTGACACCACGCAGCGCGTGTACTTCACAGGCGATGGCGCACCCAAGGCAACGAACTATGATCTTGCAACCAGCGGTGCCCAGTACCCTACTGCGAGCTACATCCTCGGTCTCCCATTGCCCACGGCTGTGCCTATCGCTACAGCGACGGCGTTCACACAGAAGTCTTCTGTCACGCGCTCACGCGATGCGGGCAACACGGCAACGATCGTCACAAGCGCTGCGCATGGACTGACAACAGGTGACTATGTCACCACAACGTCGTTTGGCGGCACTGGATACAACCTGACCAATGTGCAGGTAACAGTCATCGACAGCACCACGTTCAGCTACTTCAATTTTGGTACCGCTGAGTCGGCTACAGCAGATACAGCAGGCCGTGTTGATCTTGCGGGTGTCACTGGGCCACGCAACTACGTTTTTACGTATGTGACTGACTGGGATGAGGAGTCTGTGCCATCTGAGCCATCGGCTACCATCTTTGTGAAGGAAGGCCAGACTGTTACCGTCTCGGGCTTGCCCGCTTCGTGGACACACGGCACTGGGTATCAGACAACCAACATGAAGGTGCGTGTCTACCGCACTGTAGCCACTGTGTCAGGCACTGTGTATTTTCGCGTGGGCGAGATAGCCCTCGGCACCACGAGTTTCGTCGACGACATTGATGTGTCTTCACTGGATACAGTGCTGGAGTCTGAGGACTACGACGCTCCTGAACCCACGATGCAAGGCCTGATGGCCATCCACAACGGCATGATGGTGGGCTTTTTCGGCAACACGGTTTGCTTCTCGGAGCCCGGGCACCCACACGCGTGGCCTATCAAGTACCGCCAGCAGGTTGACGCACAGATCGTCGGCCTTGGTGCCTATGGCACCACGCTGTTGGCACTGACTGACCGCACCCCATGGAAGTTTGACGGCAACAACCCAGAAGCCATCTCTCGCGCTCGTACGGACTACATCTTGCCCTGCGTGTCCAAACGGTCCATCATCAACATCGGCTTTGGTGTGGTGTGGGCATCTGCTGGCGGTTTGGCTGTGTACTCAACGACGATTGGTACAGACTACCTGACGAAGAACGTGCACAGTTGGTCCACTTGGTCGGCTGCGGTGACGCCTTCTATGGTCTACGGCGCATACTACCGTGGCCGATATTTTGGTTCTGACAACACGCACACGTTTCTATTTGAGCGCAATGATCAGGTTGGCGGCCATCTGGTGCAGACGGACATTGTTTTTTCAGCTGCGTACTACGAAGCCAAGACCGATCGGTTTTATTACGCGCATGACGGCGTTGTGAACCTATGGAATTCGCCAAACATTGGTAACGCGATCCTTGACTGGAAGTCCAAGGTTTTCACGACCAAGCAGCCTATCAACATGGGCGCAGCACGGGTTATCGCGGACTACCAAAGCGACGAAGACGAAGCAGCACTTGAGGCAGAAAATGCCGCGATCCTTGCAGCCAACCAAGCCATTATTGACTCTGGACTAGATGGCTTTGGAGCACTGGGTACGGCGCTTGTGAACCAGCATGTCGTTGCAGGTAGCAACCTATCCTTGTTCAAACAAAGCTATCGGGCGGCTACGTTTCAGCTGTATGTCAACAAAAAGTTGGTGTACACCGCATCTCGTCAAAACGACGACGCGTTCCGCTTACCGGCAGGGTACCGCGCAGACACGTTCGAGATTCGAGTAGCGACCAACGTACGGGTTCGGGCGATTCACTTGGCTGAGACCATGTCTGGTCTGAGAGGTGCTTGATGCCTAAGTTCCAAGGTATCCCTGCAATCCCTTCGGAGCAGATTCCACAGTGGCAGTATGACGTGCTGTCCGCAATGAAGGAAAATATCGAGATCATGCTGGGACAGCGTGGCCCCGGGCGCGTAGTAACAAATGACTCCGTCGTCGTCGAGCCTGCGGACCGGCAAGTCATGAAGCAGTTGTCCGCTCGCGGAGACTATTACACAATCACCACGAGTGGTGGACCCATTGATGTCCCTGCACGCAGCGACTATGTAAAATTGCTTAATGACATGCAGCAGCTTGCTGTCGATGTCGCCAACATTCAGAATGCGCTCAATGCGCTCTTGCAGAACGTAAGGAACTAAGATGGCCTCCTCCCTTGAGCGCTCGTTGTACCCACAAGCTGGGCTGACACCCACGTCAGGCGTGCAGTATTTTGGCAGCACAGGCCGTGGCACAGCAGTCGACTATTTCAGACCTGAAGCCCCCACTGTGCAATCATCGCGCCCTGCGAATAACGTAAACGCTGGCTTCTCTACTCCTGCTGCTTCTGCGTATGAGACGCCTGAGTCCGGCTTTGTGCAGACCCCGACAGAGTCTGGCTTTGGGGGCGGCGAGAGTGTAGCCACTGGTGCCACCACTGGCGGTGGCGTTTCGCCCGGTACTGCGGCAGGCTTGGGCACGGTTGCGTCTCTTGGTGGTTTGGCTGCCGGGCTTACTGGCAACCTAGGACTCGGTATGGCCTCTGGCGCACTCGGCTCTGTGGCTGCAGCTTCTCAGGGCAACCTTGGCCCCGCAGCAGCTTTCGGAGCAGGCCTAATGGGCGCTTCTCCACTTGGCGCAGCTGCTCTCGGACTTGGTGTTACCGGGTTGTCGACTGGTTCTGTGAGTAATTCGCAATTAGGCTCTACGGTTGGTGGGTTAATAGGAAATGCTGTGGCTGGTCCTATTGGCGGTATCGTAGGTTCAGCGCTTGGTAGCTCTGCATCAGGCGGTGTTGCAATGGACGCGCTGGGAACAATAGGGCAGATTGGGCTTGGTACAGTTGTTAACGCGTTCAGCACACCCAACACGCAGGAACAGCAAGAGGCCATTCCTGTTGTTGACATGGGGCCGACTTCCCAAGGCACTACGGTTGGCCAAGGAACTCAGGGCACGACTGCAGCTATGCAAGGAGGCTTTGGATCCGGCACTACAGGTACGGACACCGGTACAGATAGCGTTGGCTCGCCTGCGGATTCAACTGCTGCAGATAATTCAGGGGTCGGCGGCTGGGCTGACGGCGGTCTCATCGGAGAACGCCCCGGCATCACGAAGCGCTACGCTGATGGAGGCCCTTTGCTCGCCATGGGTTTTGCTGGAGGTGGTCGCATCGCTATGGGTGCTGTACCCTCAAACGCGTCGGTCAACGACCGCGTGAACGCCATTTTGCGTAACCCACAAATGCGCCAGAGCATCGTCGCTCGTGCCCAGCAGCTCATGGATTCTGGTGAGTTGACTCCCGAAGAAGTTACAACCATGGGCCGTGTGGCAGAAGCTGCCATGTTCAACCCATCACTGTACCCACAACTGCGCCAGTTTGTTGCTGCGCAGGGAATGACTCCCTTGCCAGCAGCGTACGACCCGTCTGTCGTCACGAAGATCATTGCTACGGCACGTGCCTTGGCGCAAAGCACACCTGCTGGGCAAGTACCTCCCACAAGCGCAGCTGCTGTAACGCCTGCAGCTCCCGGCATGAATCGTGGTGGCATGATTCGTGGCCCCGGCACTGGGCGCTCAGACTCGATCGGTACGGTCAATGAGTCAACTGGTGAGCCTGTGCGCGTAGCCAACGGTGAATACATCATTCCTGAGCATGTTGTACGCGCAAAAGGGCAGGAATTCTTCGATAATCTGTTACGCCGGTACGCAGACGTGCCGAAGGAGTCTTGATCATGGATGAATTTATCGACTGGTACGGGTACAACGACGGTGTTGACTACACCGCCCCTCAGGCGGACTACACCGCCCCTGCTGTGGACTACACGCAGTTTGCTGACCAGCAGGGCACTGCGGACAACACATACCAGCCTAACGCTGGCTCTTCCGGCGCTTTTCAGGACGGGTTTGGTGACACCCAGTTCATGCCGCAGCAAGGCGCAACTGCCCCTGCCCAAACTCCATTCTGGGACTACACGTTTAACACTGGTGCGGGCACGACTGCAGCCATGCAAGGTGGCTTCAGCGACACTACCCCCGGGCTCCCAGTCAACGCAGCACCTGCGTACGCGGCCACTTTCGGTGCAGGTGCAGGTGCGCAGCCCGGCATTACCATGGGCCCTTCGGGCAGCACTCAGTTCGCCACTGACGCAGCGCCTTCTCAGGCTGGTATCACGGGTGGTATGGGCGGCACCACTGCTGCTATGCAAGGCGGTTTTGGTCAGACTGCGCAGCAGCCGGGGCTCTTGCAGCGTGCAAACGCTGGCCTCAAAGAACTCGGAGCGTGGGGCAAAGAAAACGCCGAAGTTGTCAAGCTGGGTTCCGGCTTGGTGAGCGCTCTCGCAGGGCAACGCAACGCAAGCGCAGCCAGACAACAGCAAGGCGTAGCCGACCAGCAAATCCAGCGCGAACTGGCAATGCGCGAGCAAGCCCAGCAGTCGCAGATGGCAGCCCTTGCAGAGAACCAACGCATGGCTGGTATATCTAACCAACAAGCTCAGCAGTCGTTTGACGAAGCACGCAGCCTATACAACCCACAGGAAATGGCTATTCGTGGTATGGCCCAGCAGACCGCCGCTACCCAGCGTGGGGTTGAGAATCTGCGCAAGGACTTGGCCCGTCGCGGGTTGAGTCAAGCGGCTATCGACGCCGAAGTTCGCCGTGCTCGGCTGGGTGGTTCCACCGCTGCGACTACTGCGTACACCAAGGGTCTGGACACAGGCCGCGCAGCTCAGCAGCAGGCACTGACTTCGGCTAAGGGGCTCACTTCTACCGTGCCCGGTTTGTCGTACACTCCATCCAGCTCTGTGGCGGACTATTACGCTCGTCAGGCTGAAACGACCAAGAATCAAAGCGCGTTGACATCTGCACAACTGCAAAAACTGCTCGAGGACTACCTCGGCCAGCCGACCAAGACCGTGCAGGACGCTCGCACCAAAGCCGCAGGAGCAACAGCCAGATGAATATCCAATCTTTGATCGGTGGCCTGAGCGCCGCCCAGACTGCTGGTCGTCAGTTCGCTGACGAAGAACGCGCAGCGGAAACCCAAGCCCGTACACTGGAGCGCATGCGTGCTGCAGATGCTTTGTCCGTGCGCAACGAGCAGTACCGCCAAGGTTTGATGCAGCCTGTGGAGGGTCCAGAGGCGCTGCCCGGTGGGACTCCCGGCGCTATGGCTCCTGCGTTCCCATCTCCTACACAAGCTACTTCTGCCGCTCCCGCAGCACCTGCTGCTGCTGGTCCGTCTGCGTTTATGCGCCCAGCCGCGCCTGATCAATCGACTGCTGAGGCTGTTCGCTTGTCGAAAGCTGGTACTCCGGGCACTGCGCCCTACGAGAACGTAGCTGGTTACACTCCTCCAGCTGGCATGACTGGGCCCCAGAATATGGCGGCTTTGCGTGACGCACGCATGCAGCGTTTTGCCAATCCACAAGGTGCCGCAGCTACGGCTACCATGACAGAGGCCCAGCGCCTCGCGGAACTCCAGCGACTGAATACTGGGTCCACTGCGCCTACCGCGCCAGCAGCCAACGCTCCTCGTGGCGTTCGCAACAACAACCCCGGCAACATCATCGCCAGTCCTTTCGCTACCCGCATGGGTGCCGTAGGCGCTGACGCGCAAGGCTTTGCGATCTTCCCAGACGCTGCTGCCGGTGAACGTGCAGCAGTTGGCTTGTTGTCAGTTTATGGACAGCAAGGGCTGAACACGGTCGAGCAGATCGTGGGCAAGTGGTCTCCTGCCAATGCGCCGGGCAATACACCTGCTGGTACAGCGAGCTATGTCAACTTTGTGGCAAAGCAGCTTGGCGTAGCGCCTAACACTCCACTCAACATGCAAGACCCGCAGGTCTTGCAGCGCATCGCTGCGACCAAGTTCCAGTTCGAGAACGGTGGGTATACACCCGGTGCAGCTCCTACGCCCGCTCAAGCTGCTGCGCCCACACAAGCTGCTGCTCCCGCCGCAGCCCCTGCCATCCCCGAAGTCCAGTTCACGCCTGAGCAAGTTACGCAGTTGTCGGCCCGTGCCCAGCAGGAATCTCGCATGGCCCAGTTGCGCCTGCAGGAACTCAATCGCATGTTGCCTATGGCACCTACTGCAGAAGTCGCCAGCAAAATCCGAGAGGAAGCCAACAAGGTCCGCTTTGGTGGTTACTCTGCTCAGCTCGTAGACGCTTCAGCGCAAGCCATTGGCGGCAACCAACAAGCTCTGTCGCAGTTGGCAACAGCTGCTCGGGTTCAGTACGCCCAGACCCCCCAGGGGTTTGTCGAGGTAGCCCTCGACCCAGCCACCAGCCAGTACAAGGCTGTCTCGCAGCCCATGCCGCTTAACACGTTCGTCAATCAACTCTACGCCGTTGCGTCTGGTGCCGCTGCCAAGGCCGAACAGGCTCGCCGCGAAGCCATGCTTAAGAC